TTCGTCACCTTCAGGAAGTTGGTGAAGACCGAAGAGCCTGCCGGTGCGCGCTCAATCTTAAAGCTGTCATCCGTATTGCCGTAGCCGATCTTGACCTTCCATGATGATTTCGTAGCATCGTCCTGTGTGCCAGAGTCGTTGATGTTGGTCGTCCAGGCGGCGCTGTCGATGTTGTCCCGCTCCCGCAAGCGCCAAGCGGTGTTCGTCATCCAGCCACGCATCTCCTTGACGCTGGTCTTGGCACCAACAGCCACATCGCCGAGCACGGTCAAGGGCATCCCGCCACGCGTCCGCATGATGGTCTCACCGGTCTTGGTCAGGTGTTCCATCGGCACGAATGTCGTCCCAGGGAACCAAGCCGACCCAGCGGCCATCGTGCAGATGAGTTGGTATGAGCTTGGGTTGGCATCACCTGAGAATGGATCACCAAATTCGATATAGACAATATCGGGGGTGTAGCCGGCTGGCTGAATCGCCGAGTTGCGGCTGTAACCAAAGGCACCTCGCTCCGTTCCGGCGGCATCCAGCATGCAGATGGCAGCCAAGCCGTAGATGGTGCCGCCTGCGTCTCGCGACTGGTTCCGCAAGCTGAGCACGTTGTCGACAAAGGTGTATTGCTGGGGCACCCACAGGTCGGCCCAGCTGCCATTGCCACGCGGGTTCTTGGTTGGCCACTGCATCGGGAAGAAGCCGAGATCGGCGTTCTGCTTGACGTTCGGCGGAAGCAAGTCAGCACCTACGTTGTCGAACGGGTTGGTATGCTCCTCGCGCGGAGGGGCGGTGGCCAGGAGAGCCAAACTCTGCGCGATGCTGTTCAGGCTGTCGAGCAGCTGATTGACCTGGGCACCCGTGACGGCCGAATTAACCTCAGAGTCCTGTTTGAGGCTGGCGACCGCCTCAGTTGCCGAATGAGCCTCGGCAAGAGCATTCTCTGCCGTGTAGCTGACGGCCTCCAGCTCGTTGGGCAAGGTGATGCCGACGTCGTTGAGGATCTGCTCGAAGGCTCGGATGGCCTCCGGGGTCGGAAGGAATGCCGCAAGCTGGTTGCGGGTTAGCTTTGCTCTAGACATTCATGCCCTCGACGCGTGCTTCAAGGCGTGCCACAGCCAAATGCGAATCGCTCGTTCCGCGGAAACGCTGAATACGCCAGTTTCGGAAGAACCCTTGTTGCAGCCAGTTGATGCGCTTGTTGCGTTGCCCCTGCTTGCCGCACTTGAAGGCTCGCTCTACACTCCAGGTCTCACCATCCACTGTGTAAGAGGTCCAGATGACCGGATCGACTCCACTAGGGACACGCCCTGGGAGAGCCACCAACTCTAATTCATGGATGATGACGCCTCGTCCCTCATTATAGATGATCGCGGTGTCGAATGCCCAGCCAATGCGATCCCCATAGTGCGCGGAACTCTTCTCGTCGAGGTAACCGTATGCCCGAGAGGTGTAATCCCCGACGACCCAGCGATCATTGAACCAGACCATGTTGCGGGCGCGGTAAGCGCCGTTGCCGTCCAGGGACGAGGACAGGATATACCACACGGGCTCCTCGACTGCCTCGGACGCCGCCATATCATAGACCAGAGTCTTGTCTGGCAGGTGGATCAGCAGGTTCTGGTGCCCTCTGCCGACCTGGGCCTCGACCCGGAGGTTAGCCAGATCCCGTGCCTGATATTGCTGGAGCAGGATGTCGATCTCTCTTGTGGCAATCTTGGCCGAGGCACCGTTCACCCCGACCCAGACAGAGGGTGGCTCGTCGCGGTTCCCGCCTACAAAGGCGATGCGATCCATGAAGACGCAGGCCGCGAAGGTTCCGACTACCCCGCGCTGGATCATAGCTCCTTCGATGCGCTGGAACGGAAAGAGGCTGCCGCCCACGTTCTCGAACACCTCGATAGTGTAACGGTTCAGGGCATAGGCTTCATTCCGCAGCTTGAGAAGGCCCATGATTGGATCAGGGTCTGCCTCAGAGCTCCCGTATTTCAACGGATTAACCGAGAAAGGATCATTGAGTTCCGTGACGACTAGGGAGGTTCCATCAGTCGTCATGAAGTACCCGTCAATCCAGATAAAATCAATGACACCGCCCAGGTCTGGGTCGGTTACCTGCTGCAAGGTGACCCCGTTCCAGTAGTACAGCGCATTTCCGGCGGCAATACCAAGCTGGTCGAACCCGTAGTCGAAGGTGACGTGGCCAATGCCCGCCACAGTACCCAAGACATCGTACGTGCCAGCGGAGCTGATGCGGACAAGACTGTTGCCCATGACGCGGTAGCAATCGCCGCGCCAGACAATAGCCCCGCGATCCCCTCCAGGGCCGTCACCGTACTTAGTGATCCCGTCCGCTGGGCGAAGGTAGCCGGTGGAGATCCCCTGCTGCTTCGGAACCGGCACCATGTTGAGTGGATAGGAGGTCCGGAAGTCAGCCGAGGCGTCCACGTAGATGCCATTGAGGATCGGGATCTGCATAGTTAGCTCGGGATCAGTTCGACAATAACGGATTCAAGCGCCAGGGTTTCACCGGCCAGGGCTTTGGTGCCCGTGATAGTCAGCGTTTGGCCTTGGGTGGTGTCGATCGCCCCAGTGTTCAGCCCGACACTGGCGCTGGTATCCCCGACCGCCGAGGCCGCCGCCATCTGAGAGTTGGTGGCATTGCGGTTCCGGATGCTAGTCATGATGGCCACACCGGTCACGGCAGTCACCGTCGAAGTCTGGAAGGCCGTCGCGCCGAGTTTAACCTTGACCGACTTGTTATTGGCACTGCTGGTGCAGGAGGTGATGTAGGATACCTTGATGACACCGTTCGCCCCCATGCTGTTCGCAGGGATGACCAAACTGTACAGGGTATTCTCATTGGTGTCGGCTGGCGCAACGACCTGGGTGTTCTGGACAGCCAGGACCTGCGCCGCGCGAACTTTGGCGGTGGCTTTGAGCATATTACCAGCCCTCGCCAGGAATGACGTGCAACGAGGTACCGGCAGCCGAGATGTAGCTGAAGGTCTCTTGGTTGTCGCCCTTAGTCAGTGTTACCTGGGTGCCGGGCAGGATGGGCATATCCGCCGTGGTGGCTGCGATGGTGCCGGTACCGGTGCGGACGTAGGCGATATTACCGCCCAGGTTCGTGACGGCAATCTGCTTGGCCGCTTTATTCACGGAGACAGAAGCTGCGACCGCAGCCGCGGCAACGATTTGCCCCTGGGTGTAAGCTGGGTTGATGGGTGCGAGGACAGACATGCTCTTCTCCTTAGATGCCGTCGAGGGTTTGGATGGTAAGGACAGCCCGATCGATAGTCAGGTTGTCTGCCGTGTTGAACTTGGCGACCAAGCGGATCTTCTCACCAGCTCGGATCATGTTGCCACCGTTGTTTAGGTTGGCGCCAGGTCCACAGAACGAAGCCGTCACTGGGTTACCGGCACCGCGGCCAGCACCGATGAATTTAACAGAGGACTCGTATGGCGCAGCATCCGTCCCGATGAGAATTGCCAGCATGAGGTCACGGTTCGATGGCCAACTGCCGGACAGATTGGCGTACATCATCACGTGGGCGATGTCGCGGGTGGCCACCCACTCACCGAGCACCTGGGACAGGCTCAGCGAGTCTCGGCCAGATGGTGCGATCAGCTGCCCATCCCAGTTGGTGATGTTGCCATACCCTGTGCCGATAGCCACAGTAGTCGAGGTCGTCTTCCGCATCGAATACAGCGAGGAGATGCCCAGGATGCCGCCAACGTCGGCGTCGTCCGCCAGAACATAGTCCTTGAGATCGCCGAGGGACATCTTTCGGGCGTCACCGTTCTGCTGGGAATACACCGGGAGGAGATCGCTAACACTCGGGGTTCCGAGCGCGTTAAGTTGGTTGATTGCTGGCATGACGGTTCCTATTCGAAGTCGATCGGGTTGTCAGAGCCGGCCAGAATCGGGTCTTGCGGGCGATTGACGAACGGGTTGTTGAAGTTGCGCCACGGCTTCGTTCCTGCGCCGCGTGGCATGGTGTGCGGGAGCTGGCGTTCCGGGGTCGGGATGGCGACTTGGTTTGCCATGTTGCTGTAGGCCATGTCGGCGAAGGCTTTGGTCTCGGGAGAAACCACCTTGCCGTAGCTGCTGGCGATTCGAACAGCGAGGCCCAGGTAGATTGCCTCGTTGGCAAAATCCGGGACACCACTATCTTCATCCAGATCACTGTCATCCGGATTGGATGGGAGCGGGTAACTGATGCGGACACCGTTGGCATTCCATCCGCCGACCATGGAGTCCATGCGCCGGAGCGCGCTTTGAAGCTGCTCCGGGGTCAGATCGAAGACGTAAGCGGCAAGGCCGATCTCTTCGAACGCCTGGGTGATAAATTGCCGCTTAGTCCAGGCCATCTGTTACTCCTTGGCCCAGGGCTGTGCCGGCGCTGACTTGGCCTTGGCTTGGGCGGAGGGCGCCTTGGCGGAGGTCGCGGGCGTCGGGGCGGGTTCCTTGGCGACAACTGCCGTTTCACCGGCGATGGCTTCGGGCAGGGTAGCGTACCAGCCGTCTGCCAGCGCGGATTCCAGCTCTTCGACGGACTCGACCGCCTTGTGGTCATAGCTGCCGCCTGCGCGCTGGTGAGGGCCGTTGTTCTTGAAGACGAGTACCGGGAATTGATCTTTGCTCATGAAGGTCTCCTAGATGGGGTCAGGCGAACCCGACCCCGTTGCCAGATTAGCTTAGGCGGTAGGTGATGTAGGTCGCGGCCGCAGTCTTGCGCGTGCGGAAGCGACCCGAGGTGCTGGCAGCCACGGCCGCCGCGCCGACCAGGGTGTGACCCGCAGCGGCAGTGACGGTGAAGGCGTTGGCACCACCGGTGTTGATCACAGACCAGTCGAACGAGTCGCCGATGGCCAGAGCGGTGTCAGCGGCATCCATGACAGTGCCAGTCGGAACCGTGCCAGCCACGGCGGCAGCCGTAGTCGAGGTCACGATACCGCCCAGCATGGCAGCAGCAGTCAGGGCGCCGGTAGCATCGAGGGCGACCGGGTTGTTCTGAAGCTGCCAGTCACGGGCGCCGGTCACCACAGGTGCGGTGCCCGATTCGTACAGAGCGCCTTGCGGGCCAGCATCGATGATGATGGTCGCGCCAGATGCGTACGAGCCGAACACGGTTTCACCGTTGTTCACGGTGTCGATTTGCGAGACGGTTTGCGGGTGGTTCGGATAGCCGAGCACCTGGGAGACCGTGGCAGTACCTTTGGAGAAGACGGCAATGCTTTCGCCAGCCGCGAGGACGACCGTAACCTGGCCGAGGGGAGCAACAACTTTGGAAGACATGATGACGATTTCCTTTTCGGTGAATAGGGTAACGGGGACCGAAGTCCCCGTGGCCTAGATTAGGTCTGGCTGAACAGGATGATGCCGGACATCTCGGGCTGCTTGTTCACCACCCCGAACAATGTATCGATACGATACTTGGTCTTCATGGTGTTGATGTCGTACCACTTCTGGAACACCAGCTCGATGCCCTGATCGGTGGAAGCGCGCATCACGGCGACGCCAGCATCGGACGGAACGGCGTAGCGACCCGGCAGGATCTCGATCGCATCCTTCTGCCAGAACGGGTTCGCGTAGGCAGCGACCGTGTTCAGGAAGACGATTGCGGAGTTCGCAGCCTTGGTGTTCACGATGCAGTTCTGGTACTCTGCGGAGGCATCGTTCGCAACTTGGTTGGAGATGATCGGCGGGCTGATCGTCATCGTGGTGGCCGAATCGACCGAGATCACGCGGAAGGTCTTCAGCTGACCGGTGTCACCCTTGGTGATGTGGTGAACGGCGTTGACACCAGCGATCGTGAAGCAGTCGCCGGCAGCCACGTTGGTGGTGCTGGAGATGGTCACGGTCTGGTAGCGGTTGTCCACGTTGCCCACTTCACCCGAGGTGGCCGTGGAGATCGCCTTCGGGATGTAGTAGTTGACGGCGGAGTCGCGCGTGTCGATGGTCAGGCCAGCACCACCAGCCGCAGCGGCCAGACGATTCGCGTAGTCCAGCTTGTAGGTCTCGAAGCTGGCAACGGTGCCGACGTAGGCCTTCTCGTAGGCGGTGACCGGCTTGCCTTGCATGGTCTGGCGACCAGCGAGGTTTGAGGCCATGCCATTGTAGTCGCGGGTGCTCAGAGCCAGGTAACGCTCGAAGTCCATCACACCCTGCTCGTTGAAGATGGCCTCGCACTGGGCGACGTCATCAAAACCGGAGGCAGCGGAGGTGCGCTTGACCACAAGGGTACCTTGCTGGGCAGCCACGTTCATGACGGCGACGTTGATGTCGGATGCCAGCTTCTGCTTGGCGGACTGGCCCAGGCGTTGCTCTTGCAAGGCATCGCGCAGCTCTTTCGCGGTCAGCACGAACGGAACGCTCTTGGCGTAACCGATGCGGGCCGGCACGGACAGCTGGGTGTAGTCCTTGAAGTTGTTGGTCTGGTCCTGACCATCAAACGACTGGCTGATGTACGGCTGCGGACGCCAGATGGTGTCGCTCGTACGCTCCATCGTCACCTGATCGGTGCTGTAGGTCGAAACGTTGCGGGACAGCACGAGAGCATCTTGGAAGCCCTCGAGCAGGAGTTCGAACGCGACGCGTTCTTCTTTGGAAAAGGTGTTAGCCACGGTGGTTACCTCAAAAGGTGAGTTTATTTGGCCTTCAGCTTCTGCTGGTTCTTGTAGGCGATAACTTTGGAGTAGTCGCCTGACTTCTCAGCTTCTGCACGAAGGCGGTCAAGATTGGAATCCACTGCTCCCGAGGTCGAACCAGAACCTTGGACGGTTTTCTCGGGCGGCGGCGGTGCCTTGCGGTTGGTCACTTTCAATTGCGTCTCCAGCTTCGCAACAGCGAAGGCAAACTTAACAGGATCTGTGATCGAAGAAAGCTCCTTCGCCTTCTTCGGGTTCTTTCCGAGGGCATAGACCAGCAGTGCCGGGTTGTCCGCGCCTTGCAGCAGGATGCCCTGTTGGGTGGCGGAGAAGTTCTCCTGCACCAGCCCTTCAGCTTCATCGAAGTCCTTGACCTTCAGCTCGGTTTTTGCCTTGCCGTAGGATTGCAGCTTCGACTGCCATTCCTTCTGTTGCGCTTCCGCTTCGGCCCTGACTTTGGCTTCCTGCTCGTCCGCTTGGCGCTTACGATCATACCAGCCGGTCAGCTCCTGCTCGTACTTCTCCGCATCATAGTCGCAGGCTTCCAGAGTAGGCTTAGTGCCCAGGGGCGTCGGCTTCTGCTCGATACCCGTAGTCGCATTCAGCTTTTCTTGGAGCTCGCGATTCTGTTTTTGGAGATCACGGTGGCTCTTGCGCAGCTCACGCACCCATTCAGGCGCCCGGGCTGTTTCTTCCTCGTCGGAGGGCGGCGGCTCCTCCCCGATGGTCACGACGACGTCGGACTCTTCCGCGCCTTCGCCTTCGGCTGCGGTGCCCTGGGCTGCGCCTTCGCCTTGGATTTCTCCTTCAGCGCCTTCGCCTTCCAGAACCTCGCCCTCGAGGACCAGGGGGGTGTCATCTTCGTCGGTCGTCTGACCGTCTGCCTTCATATTCATTTTCAGATCCCATTCAAACTCACCCATTTCAAGGCCGGGTGGATGCCGTTGCTTGTCATTGTGTTGCAATTATCCGCCGTTGGCAACAGGAGGCGCTGGCTCTTGTAGATCCTGTTGGGAGTTGAAGGCCTCTCCCAGGGAGGTAACGGCGTCCAGGGCATGCTGCCGCTCGGCAAGGTCGATGCCCGACAGCACCTCCAACGTCTTGGCCTGGGTCTCCTTGGCCTTGGCAACGGTCAGGATGGTGTCGGCGCGAGACTTGACGGCAGCAGCAGCAGCTTGATCGGCAGAAGCCATGAGGAACTGCGTGTTGGCGTCCGGCTGGGCGTTCGCTTGCTCCTGAGCAAGAGCTTCGCCTTCCTCCTTGGTCGGTTTGACCACACCCATGCGAATCAGCTTCTGCCGGTAGTAGTCGCGCACCTCGCTGATGCCTTCGCCTTCCATGTTCATCATGGCCATAGCGCCAAGCACTTGCAGCGTCTCTGGGTCCTGGGTGATAGCCATCATGCCAGTCAGGGAGCGGACAGTGCTCTGGCGCTTGCTGGCGCTGGACGGGCCGACATCCACGGCCACGTCGAAGTCGGCCTCAGCCAGGTCGTTCTCATGCTCCACCTCACCGGCCTCGTTGGCCATGGGCGTCATCAGCTCGATCGGCTCGACCTCACCTTGAACCCCGACGCCCTTCATCCTTCGGCCTTCATCAACTAGGATGTCGCGTGCCATGCTCAACCAGATTTCACCGGAGCGCTTCACGGCCTTGGCCATGTTGCTCATGTAGATGAAGGTCTGCATGTCGAGCTTATTCTGGATCAGCTCAACTGCCTTGCCGCTGATGTTCGGCTGGAGCTGCTCACCGGCTTGTTGGTTGCCCAGGACGTCTTGCATGTCCTGCTCGGTGATCTGCAGCAAGGCGGCCATGGCCGGCGGAATCTCAGGCGCCTTGGTGTAGGCAACCGGGCCCGTAGCGACCGGTTGACCGTTACCGTCGGTCAGCGGGTTGACCAGCAGGTACGGGTAGTTCTTGATATTGTCCTCAGCCCACATCATCTGGTGGGAGGCAATCTGCTCCGGTGTGAAGATGGGCTTCTCAACCGAACCAAGCGCTGAGATTTCGCCCAACTTGCTGAGCTGCATGTTCTTCAGGCGCTGGGCATCCTTGGCCAAGCGGACATGGCCCATGCAACGCTCAACATTGTCGACGAACCAGCGCTTGCCATACACAGGCACGATGGGGATGTTCTTGCCGGCGATGTAACCACAGTCCTCGAGCACACCGGATCCGGACATGATGTACTTGTGCACGCGGCGGCGCTTAACCTTCTTCTGGCGGACCTCACGGAAGCCGGTGGCCTGCAGGGTTTCCTCCAGGTTCTCGTCATCTTCCAGCTCAGAGTCACGGACACGACGCTCCTCGCTATCCAGACCGCGGTAGATGTGAACTGTCTCCTTGGTGTCCTCGACGACGTAGTACTCAGCCACGTAGACGACGTCCGGGGTCAGCCAGTCAAATTGACGCTGGAACACGACCTTGGGCCAGCTGGCCGGATCATCGCCCCACTCATCGATGTAGGCCTGACGGGTCATGGCGGTCAGCACCCAGCACTTGCGGGCATCGGACTTGTCTTGGCGCTTGGCGTTCAGGTCGAAGAACACGGACGAGTCAGCGTCGAAGATCGGCTCGAAGCGGATCCGCTGGTACTCGTTCTCGTCGTCCTCTTCATCCTCGTACTCGGCACGCAGGCGCCAGGCGCCGAAGCCACCGCCGACCGCTTCCTCGAAAGCGTTGTCGTAGGCTTCCTCAGCACAGCTGTCTTGCTCGTCAGCACGGTACAGGGACGAGCAGGTATCAGCCAGCTTGTCGTTCTCCTGACCTTCTTTGCTGACGAAATTGACCGTGATGCGGTTGTTGCGGTACTCATTGAAGATGCGGATCACGCTGAGGTGGATCTTATTCACCTCGAAGCGCGGCTTGTTCTCGTAGATGTCCCAGAGTGGGCCTTCCCACTGGCTGCCTGCCAGGCTGTAGAAGCGACGGTCCTGCAAGCACTGCAGGCGCTCGTCCCTCAGCGCCGACTGAATGTTGTCGAATTCAGCCAGCGCCTCAGCGTGCAGATTGGCAAGCTGCTGATCTCTGGAAATTCTGGCCATAGCGAGTCCTCATTTTTCGACATTCTCTCACCATTTATGCATGACTGGCAATGGTGTGAAGTTGTGGGGTTTGGAAGGCTGTGCGCGCCGCACGCCTTCGCAGGCGTAGCGCAGCGCGTCGATCACGTGGTTTTTCTTGTCCTCCAGGATCGGGAGCACCTTGCCGGTGATCGGGTCGGTCTTGTAGGAGTACAGCGTCAGTTCGTCAATCGTGTGCAGGCAGCGAGGATGCACCACGATGTCGTAGGACTTGAGCCACTCGACGCCTTCCTCGACAGACTTCGGGCCTTTGACGGCCGACATGATCTTCGGAAATCCGTGCCGCTTCATGTGGCTGATGGTCTCCGGCCTGGCAGAGTCGGCCACGATAGGCCACTTCTCTGCCTCCGGCACGGTCATGAACAGGTCCGGGGTGTTCACGATCTCGCAGCCGACCATGTAGGCCTCGTGGTCGATGTAGAGCGTGCGGCCGACGATGTGGCAGCGCACCAGCACGGTCGGGTCGGACGCGAAGCCCCAGTCTGCGCCAAGGCGGTGGATGGCGTCCTTGGGTGCCTCGAACTCCTCGACGCGCCAGTTGCGGAAGACCCGGCTGCTGCTGTTTTGCAAGTAGCCGCCACGCCAGACGTGAGCGTACTTGTCCGGGTCGCGCCCTCGGTCGTACTCCATCTCGGCACGCAGGACGTCCGGGAACCAGGGGTTGTCGTCGAAGTTGACCTCGATCACCACAGCATCGGGTGGTGGCTTCTCGCCGCGCAGCAGGTTGTCGACCGGGTCGGTTGCCAGTGCCGGGTTCCAGGTAAACCACAGTTCCGAGCCTGGCTTTCGGATGGTCGGCCGCAGCAGGTCCAGGCTGCGCTGGGACAGCGACTGCGCCTCCTCCACCCAGGCACGGTCGTAGCCTTCGAGCGACTTGATCGAGTCGGCCGTGTGGTTCTGCATGCCCTGGAAGATGATCAGGCCGTCGCCCTTCTTGGACTTGATGACAGCCTCCTGCACTTCGAAATACGCGCCAGCGTTCATCTGCTCGATCTTGAGTTCGAGCAGGCGCTTGACCGACTGCGCCAGCGACTTCTGGACTTCGCGCACGCAGACGCTGCGGCTGGTCTGGTCCATGATGTGCGCCTCGATCAGCATCTCGGCAAATGTGTGCGACTTGCCCGAGCCACGGCCACCGAATGCGCCCTTGTAGCGCGCCGGCTCCAGCAGCGGCATCGCCCACTCGGGTGTCTCGATGCGCAGGGTCGTCACTTCTTCACCACCACGCGCTCGATCTTCTGGATGGCCAGCGGCCGGTCTGGATCGCCAGTCAGCTCCAGCTTGTCGCCGAACTTCTTCGGGGCCAGCTTGGACAGCAGCCACTTGCGGGTGTCCACCTGTAGGCGCTGCTTCTGCACCGCGCCAGAATCGGTGGAACCGTTCTCTGTGCTGCCAACGGGCTGATCTGCAATCGCCAAAGTCTCCGAGGCAATGTGCTCAATCAGGTCTTCCCGCGCGCGCGCGTACTCTTCCGCCAGCTTTGCATCATCATCCATCCACCGAATGAACGTGCTCTGCGGAACACCAGCGACTTGGCAGGCCTTGAATGCGCTCATGCCTCTACGCATACCAGCAAACACCAGTTCGGCAATCTTGCGCCGGTCTGGACTTCCGGCCACCGTTGGCTTGGCCGCTTTTCTGGTCGGCTTCTTTGCCTTTGTCGTCTTCGCTGTTGCCATCACTCACCCCTCCAGTAAATCGCCACGGCCAGGGCTGCGGCAGCCAGCCACCAGCCCTGATGGCCGATGACTGCGCCGATGGCCAGCGCTGCAATCAAGTTGCTTTTGTGTGAAATCGTGGTCATGCTGCATTGTCCTCTTTTTCCAGGCGGTTCGCCACCAGGGTGGCGTAGCCAGCGATGTCGATCCAGTTGTCGGCGTAGTTCGGATCGCCGTTGAGGATGCGTGCGACCTTGTGCTGGACCATCTCGAGTGCCTCCAGTCGATGCAGTTTCCGCCCGCATTGACAGGCCGGTTGTAGAGTCGCCAGCCGAGAAAGTGCAACCGCTGCTTCGAGTTCCTACAATTAACGCAGTTCATTCGTCTCCCCCTTCTCGTTGTTGGACTTCTTGGAGCCATTGCTGCCTATTGGCCTCTCGTAAATCCGAAACCCACTGAGGTTTATTCGCTTCAAACCAATCCCGTGCATGTGGCTCTACCCGCACAATCGTTGCCGCCAGTGCCACAAGTTGTAGCCCCAAAGCAGACCACGCCATCCACAAAGCAATCCTCGCAGCCCGGTTCGGCGTCAGCCAAGAGTCAAAAGCAATGAACCATTTCCTCATGGCGCATCACCCCCAGCCCGGCGCTCAACCGGACCTTCGCCATAAGGCCGGCGAAGGCCGGTTAGCTCTACGTTACCGTGAGCTCGCTCCCTTGTGCATCCTGCACAGCGCGCGTCCTCGTCGATCTTGTCGTAGCCGCATCCCTGACTCATCCGGTACGGCACCCATACGAATTTCGGCTGATAGGGCTGGCCGCTTTCGGTGGTGAGCCATCCGTCCTGAGCCCAAAAACCCTCTTTTGCTGGACGGTTCGCGCAACCCCACTGATTCATTTCTCCACCTCCCCGATGCTCACGCTGTACCCACATTGTGAGCACTTGAGGCAATCAATAAGGACGCCAGGGCCGGCCGGCGAAATCGTCACCACCGGGCCACCGGAGAAGTCTGGAGAACCGCTGAACGTCTGGCCCATGGCGATACCTGGCCACATACGGTGTCCGCAGAACTTGCAGCTCACACCGACCCCCAGACCGCCTTGATGTCCTCGTATAGCCCCCTCGCCGCAGATTCCCCGCGCTTCTGAGCGACAAGTTTGTAATACGCCTCCCGATCCTGCTTCGGCCAGCGCGCTACCGTCCGCGCCATTGTAGCGCGTCGCCCGGCCTTCGAGCATCTCGTTCACGTTGGTGGTGCTCACTGCTTGCTCACTTTCTTGAAGATCGCATCGACCTGTGCGTGTAGCTCCGGCCGGTTTTCTCGCATGTAAACGTAGTCCCTGGCAAACCCGATCTGGCCGGTCTCTTTGTTCCTCACCAGCCAGTAGTTGGCCTTGTTGGCTGCTCGACCGTTCGCCACGATCTTGTGCGTACACCAGTCAGGCGTGTGGTCCTGCGACTTGCTGAAGACAAACCATTCCACGCTGTCTGAGTCTCGGCACGTTCCGATGTGTTCCCAGCCTTCTTCTGTGTCTGGCATCTTGCCTACATACATCTTACCCATTTCGATCTCCTTGTAAACCCTTTGCATCTAAACTCTAAAGGGTTTATGTGGATAAGTCAATCGGTGAGAAAATGCCCTGCATGGGGAACGTAACAAGGTAACTCCCCCTTCTATAGAAAGGGGGTAGTTACAGTTACCTTCCAACCCTGCTTTGCCCCAGGTAACTCGTTACGTTTTTTTCCGTTCCAGTTACCAGTTACCGGGTTCATCCTGTGGATAAGTCTGTGGATAACTC